CGCAGGATGCTGTCGATAAACGTGCTGTCAGCTTTGTCAAACTCGCGCAGCTTAACGAGAACCTGTGCGATCTTAGCTGGGTGATCATTGAGAAATGACTTGGTGAATGATGGCGCACCCTTCTCGGTCCTTGGGTATTCCAGATCCAGCTTGTCGAACATCTTCTGGATAGATGCGGACGCCCAGATGTCCACGTCCATGTTGGCTTCTTTCTCGAGCACACCACGCAGGTATTTGCTCTGCTCACGGAGAGACTTCTTGTTGCGCTCTGCCTTCTCAAGATCCACCCGCACACCCTTGGTACGCATGTCCAACATGCAGGGGATCAAGCCGATCTCAAGGTTCCAAACATCCCACAGTTCATCCTTGTCGATCAGCACCTTCAGGGCTTGCCACAATGCCAGCGTAGCAACAGCGTCCATCTCAGCATACCCACCAACAAACTTAGGGGGAAGCTTGTACATCTCTGACTTGGGGTTTAGTCCACGCTCTAGAGCAGCAGCCTTGAGCAGCTTCTCGTCCTTGCGGATACCAGCATAGTCACGGGCCATCGCATCAAGGCCAAAGGTCCAACGGTTCTCGTCCACCAATGCGCCTGTCACCATCGTGTCGATGATACGACCCTCGATCTCGACGCCCTCGGCTCTCAGCCAACCCGCATCATAGGTGGCGTTGTGCATGATCACGTCCATCCCCGGAACAGACAGCTGCTTCTTCAGCCACTTCATCGTGATCCGCGGATCTAGGTTGTGCCCGTTCTCGTGCCGGATAGGGAAGTACCCCTTGTACTCTCCTGCAGCTACAGCAATGCCTATGATGTGCCCATCGTTCCTCGCCCAACCTGGGCCCAAGGTTGTCAGGTTCGGGTCTTTGGTTTCCAGATCGACGGCCACTTCTTTGTAGGCTGTCAGATCAGGGTACTCAGTAGGGATGTTCCAATCGACCTCGATGATATCCATCTCGCCTTTGATATGGTAGCTAAGATCACTATGCTCTCCGCCGTCTTCCGAAAACAGGTTCTTCTGGCTCATGGCTTAGTCTTTCTGTCCGAAAACTCTGCCCCAAGCGCACTGTACCCACACTTATCGATCCATGAGTCTGCGTTGGACAAGTCGTTGAGCAGACGTGCTGTCTTGAGCCAGTCCATCATCAACGCAACGTGCTGCTCGGTCACATAACCGTGGGTAACCATGGCCTCTCGGATGATGGCGTTCCATCCTTCAGCGATCCGCTCGAAGTTATCGAACGCATCCCCGTAGTCCTTGGCCCTCTGTCCATTGATCAGTTCTTTTGCGGTGTCTAATACTTCATCACGTTTCATAGCGAGTACCTATACTTGTTGTCGGATTGCAGGATGTAGAGATTGTGTCTGGCTCGGGTAACACCAACGTAGAACGCTCGGTGCTCATCGTCAGGGAACTTGCTCTGCACACAGGCCTTGGTAGATGCTGTCCAAACCACGCAGTTGTCATCCTCCCCGCCCTTCATAGCATGGAACGTGGAGACCTTGATACGAGGCGCAGACAGAAGGTCTTCTCCTCGGCGGAAGATTGCATCGATGTAGTCCCGCTCAGAGGACGAAACATTCAGCACATCGTATGCGCTGCTAGAGGCGTCCCTTTGCAGACCGTAGTCCTTGATCAGGGTGTCCATGTCCAACATGTCTTCCGGTGCCAACGCATCCAGCATCTGAGTTGATCCTCTGCGGACAACCGCATCTTTACCCTGCTTCTTAACACCAGAGTAAAGCGTTTTAATCTGCTGCACACCGACAGGTCTGTCTTGGCACAGGGTGTCCCACGTCATAATGTTGCCGACCAGATCATCGGACAGGCTGGACTTACCATTGCGGGAATACTTGAACCCGTTGGACCGCAAGTAGTTCGCCATCTCAGACACGTACCCATTGGTTCGAGCCATCAAAGTAAACGACCCAGAGGACAGTGGAACCTCGGACAGGTAGTTGACGTACTCTACGCTGCCCTCCTCATCCCGAGAGGTAAAGATCTTTTCGTGACGACCACCGATCCGCTTGGAGATCTTGTTAGCTACTCTGTGTACCGACTTGGGTATGCGATAGGACTGGGACAGCACCTCGATGTTGTCCGAACTTTTGTTAAACAGATTAACATCCACGCCTGTCCAACGGTGGATGGCTTGGTCATCATCTCCAGCGATCCACACGTTCTCAGCAGACGCAGCAATCTTCTTGGCCATCTCCCACTGTAGAGGCGTGAAGTCTTGGGCCTCGTCAATGAACAGGTAGTCCAAGTTGGGAACCTCGCCGTGCTCGATGTACTGCTCGATCATGTCAACGAAATCGTATTTGTCCACTGATCGTTTGTACTCGACCAACTGGGCAGACAGTTGCTGTAGCTTGGCAAAGAACAGGTTCCAATCCGCTTCGTCGTTGTATTCCTGTTCGATGTCGATCATCCGCAGACGCGCACGGCTGTCCAGCTGCAGGTAACGTGCCCCTGATCCACCGATCGTGGGGAGAGTTACGCCGCCGTCAACCGACGTGAAGTCCTTGCCCTCGAAGGTGAGGCCGATCTCCCTGCCAATGTTGTTGTAGTCCTCTGGGTCCATGATGTCTGTGGTCTTGAGCCCAAGTCCATGGAACCCGAATGCATGACTGGTCTTCATGTACGGAAAGTCTTTAGCCTGTAGGTTGAACTCAGCACAGGAGCGAGAGATCATCTCCTCGATCGCCTTACGAGTGAACGAGATCACGCCAATGCGAGACGGGTGGGTCCCAGCTTGAAGCGCAGCCTTAATCTCTTGGATCAGGCGGTAGGTTTTCCCGCAGCCAGGCGGACCTAGTAGTAGCTTTGCATTGGGTATCATAGTTCTTTCCCCCGTGGTCTAGAGTTCACCCAGTCCTCGATCTCTGTCAGAACCCAACGGCTCGATGATCGCTTCTTGTGTTCGGACCCAAGCACGATCGGTACTGGGAATGATGGGTCGGTAGACGCCAGCTTGTAGACGTAGGACTTAGATACCCCGAGCAACTCTGCTACGTCTGATACCCGCATCAGCTTGTTAGAATGGGATGTCATTTGAGATCTCCTTGACTGGTAGTTCTATTTCCTCTTCTTCGAACGCAGGGATTACCCAGCATCGCAGCGTGGACCGTGCCTCGCCCTTTGAGGTGCGCTTCATTATGTTCTGTTTCCCAGTGTCGCCACCAAGATCACGGATCATCTGCATGATCTGCCCTCTGGTCAGTGCGCTGAACCTACGGTGGTGCAGATACTCCAGAAGACCATCGAGTTTAAACTTGGTTGTACCTGCATCGGTCCAAGGTTTGTTCATTTCGATCTCTTCAGGAGACATGGCTCGTACGTGGCTTGTGCAGTACGAGCGGAGGTGATCCTTAAACTGCCCTGAGATCGTGAGTTCTGGTGGTACATCCAAGAAGGTAGCACCTTGCATCAAACTGTTAACCAACTGCTGCCACTTCTGAGGCTTCATCGTCGGAGGCATCATGTTCTTTTGATCCATACACGCCCGCTGGAACAACGTCTGGTTCTGCAACTGCTCCGTGCTCAACTGGATTCGGTCACCATCAACGTCCATAAAGAACAGACGAGGCTCCGACAGCATAATTGTAAGTCCACCTACAGCCACAGCGTCTGGGCCATCGGATCCAATGCCGTGCTTGCGAGTAGCGCAGATCGCCGGATCGCAGTAGCTGCGCATCGGTTCTTCCTTGCAGGTATACAGATACTCTTTCTTCTCGTGCTGCTTACTCAGGTTGACGATCTCGCTGGACGGTAGCGGAGGGCTGGACAAAGTCCGGTTGTATCCCTCGAACTCATCCTTCCAATCATCAGGGCTCTTCATCTTGCAGTACCGAGCCACGTTAAAGAAAGTGTTGTTGCGGAACTCAGATATAGGCCCCTCTGCGAACAGATGCTCGAGGCAGGGTGGTCCGTCTGTGAAATACTTGCGAGGCTTGGACAGGCGCATAGCCTCGAGGTCGGACAGCGAAACTCGTGCCTTGTCCACCGCATCCAAGAAATCGTCGAGTTCCAAGGCTTCGCACTTCTCGTTGAAGGCATACCGCTGCGATAACTCTGCATTAAAGTACGGCATGTTGATGAAGTTGCCTACGTCTCCACGCTCCGCGATGATCGTGTCTTGCTTCGGGAATACTTCGCAGCCGCTGTAGCCTAAAGCTATAGACATCTCGGTCAGGTAATCTCGGATAACAGCAGCCTGCTCCATCTCTTTCAGGAAGAGGTACAGGTGTGCGCCGCCAGACTTTGATCGGCAATGGATCAAGGGCAGCTTCATCTTCTGTATCTTCTCTTGCACCTCGTTGTGGTTGAGATCGTAGATGTCGATATCTAACGCACCGAACTGGCACTTGTTTTCTTCGTTGATTGGAATCGCCCCGACACCTTGCTTGCCATCTATGTGGCCCTGAACAAGTTCTTCTGTCAGAGGATTGCGGACAATCATACTTTTGGATTCTGCTTTACCGTTACGTCCGATGCGACCCACTGTGGTCGTGCCATGTGCAGCCTTTGCACCGACGAATACTGCAAGCAATCTCTTTGCCTGTGTCATGTACTGCTCCTGTTGTGAAAAATGGGAGTGGCGTGGAGAATGCGCCAACAGTCGTCGCCACTCCCGAGGCTGCTTAGAACGGGATGTCGTCATCCTGTTGGACAGAAGGAGATGGTGGGACAACCCCCTCTGAAGCAGCTTTCACTTCGCCCGCAGCGACACTGTCGCGGAAGGCTTTGGCTTCGAGCATAAGTTCACGGGTCTCTACAAGACCGACCTTCTCAACAGAAGGCGTGAACCACGTACCTTGGTCATTGCTTTCCTCAACAGTGGTGATCTTCCACATTGTTGCGAACAGCGGAGGCACAACCATGGCTCCCGTCTTCGGGTGCTTGATCTTTTGCATAGCAATCTGTGTCTTCCAGCGACGGCTGACCTTCAGTTGCGTGGACTTCATGTCGATGACAGCAGGTTGGAATGCGCCGTCACCGCTCATGACCAAGCAGAAGTGCTGATCAGACTTGACCAGTTCGTTGCCTGTCGGAAGGATTTCCTTGGAACCCTGACGCGAGGTGCGCTGCAGGATTGGATCAGTAGGGTTGATCTCGCCGCGGAATCCTCCACCTTGGTCACGAGGTGTGAACTCCAGATACTTTGTAGTCTGGTAGCAAGGGATGATCGTTACGCCATCATCGCCCTTCCAGACCTCTCCTGTCACAGTGTTGAACAGATCGCCCTGCTCCGCACCTTCGATGTACTCAGGCTTCTTCTTGCCCAGTTGTGGGGACAATGCTTGGAGCGCACGAACGAACGGGATCTGCATCTCATCTGCACCAAAGGCAGCGCCTTCACCTGCAAATTCTAGGATGTCGTCCATTAAGTCTGTGCTTAACTCTGCATTTTGTTTTGTTGCTACTGCGTTAGTCATTACGCTTTCCTCTTGATTACTGCTGTGTTTGAGATGAATGCCCCGAACAGGTCGAGGTCGATTGGCTTGCCGTCAGTGATGCGTTCCTTGACGAACGCCTTCAACGTGGATGGATGTACGTGGGTCTTGGTCTTCGGATCGAAACCCTTGTCACGCAAGATGCCAATGACATCTCCCGCCACGTTGTCTTCGCCCTTACCAAAGGAACAGGTGACATCGTTCTTGATGATATCATCTAGGCCATTGGACCGTAGCCAATCGAATGCTTGGTCCTTGTTCGCAACAGGGATGGATGCGGCAACAATCATCTTGCGCTCCACTGTCACGCCATCTACGTCCAAGCGTTCAACACCCATCTCATCCATCAAGGCTGGGATGTTTTCAACAGAGAGCTTATGCTTCTCTTGCTTCAGTGCTTTCAAGTGAGTCTCTGCATCTTCGATGTCGTTCTCTACAGTGCGGAGGTTGCGAACCAGTTGACTGAGCTGCTTCCCCGTTCCTGTATCAACGCGACCGACTGCGTCAGCCTCATCGAATATGTCGTCAAATATGTCGTCCATAAGTTTTTCCTCTTCAGGGTTGATTTGTGCGGTAGCCTCATGCTATCCGTACTGAAGACAATAGTGGAGGTATGTGATGACTGTCAACTACAAATTTAAACTTCCCCCGTTTAATCACCAGAGAGACGCTCTTGATTACGGTTGGGACCGCACAGAGTTTGGTCTCTTCATGGAAATGGGGACAGGCAAATCAAAAGTTTTGATCGACAACATGGGTATGTTGTACAAAGCGGGAGAGATAGACTTCGCTTTGGTCCTAGCTCCCAAGGGCGTGTACCGTAACTGGGTAGCCAAAGAAATCCCCGAGCACATGTCTGATGACGTGCCGCACCGTGTGATACGCTGGGTTAGTGGACCTAACAAAAAGCAGAAGGAAGAGATGCGCTCGGTCCAAGATGATTTCGATGGGCTGACAATCTTTGTGATGAACGTCGAAGCGTTCTCCTCGCTCAAGGGTCAGACAGCCGGGGAGTGGATGGGTCGTGCGCTTGGTTCTAATGGTATGATAGCCATCGACGAATCAACTACGATCAAAAACCACAAGGCCAAGCGCACCAAATCGTTATTAAAGATCGCGGCTAAGTTCAAGTTCAGAAGGCTATTGACAGGCTCTCCCGTCACAAAAAGTCCAATGGATATCTACTCGCAGTGCGAGTTCCTCCGTCCTGGGCTCTTGGGTTTCGAATCATACTACGCTTTCCAAGGTCGGTACGCTGTAGTGCAGCGCAAAACCATGGGTATGGCAGCTTTCCAACAGATCATTGGGTTCCGAAACCTTGATGAGCTAACCCAACGTATCGATCAGTTTAGTTTTCGTGTGCTGAAGAAGGACTGCCTTGATCTTCCCGAGAAAATATACACCGCTCGGTACGTTGGTATGACCAAAGAGCAGTTCGATATGTACGAACAGATCCGCAAACACGCCATGGTCCTACTGGAAAGTGGTGAAATGTCCACTGCTCCCGCTGTAATCACTCAGATGCTACGCTTGCAGCAGATCATGTCAGGTCACCTCAAGACTGATGACGGTGAGATGCTGTACTTCCCGTCCAAAAGAATGGATGCGCTCGAGGAAATCATCAACGAGCACGATGGCAAGGCGATCATCTGGTCTCGGTTCCGACACGATATCATAGGTATTACCGAGATGCTGAACAATAAGTTCGGCCAAGGCTGTGCCGCAGCGTACTTCGGGGACACATCAGACGAGGATCGCGCTGCTGCGGTACTCAACTTCCAGAACCCTGATCATCCGCTCAAGTATTTCGTTGGTAACCCATCCACTGCTGGCTACGGACTGACTTTGACAGAGGCAAACCTGTGCGTGTACTATGCCAACGACTTCAACCTCGAGACGCGCGTCCAATCAGAGGATCGCGCTCACCGTATCGGTCAGAAGAACAACGTAACGTACATCGATCTGATCACTGAAGGCAGTATTGATGAACAGATCGTAAAAGCACTACGAGCAAAAATCGACATCGGCGCAAAAGTTCTAGGAGAGGACGCAAAAGAATGGCTAAGTCTGAAACCCACGACCAAATAATCGAAACCATGGTGGACTACAAGAAAGGACTTCGGACCCTCGAAACAGGGGCCAAGGTCCTCGCCGATCAAACAGGGCTAGAGAACGACGTGGCAAAAGCCCTGCTTAAAGTGATGAACAAATCATACACCTCCGTCACAAATATCCGCGGGTACAGTAAAGAACCCGAACGTCTTCGCAAGAGTAAGATCGGGACACCCAACGAGCATAAAAAATAGCCCCCGTGAGGGGGCTAAGTAAAAGAGGCGTAAAACGCAACAGGCATGAGCGGTTTACGCCTCTATCTTGTCAGCTATCGCTTTACGAATCAACACTGAAAGTTGTCGGGCCATGGACCGCTGCTCTCCATCCGCCAGCTTACGAAGCAGGTCGTGGTCCTCTTTGATGAGGCCCACGTTCTGAAACTTCTGCTTGTCTTTGTCGTCTAACTTTTTTCGAGCCATGATGCCCTCCTATTTGTTGTCCACTTATAGGGCACATGGTGGCAGGAAGCAACCTCTACTTAAATTGGTCAGCGTTACGTGCCCAAAGGCAGAATGAGGCACGTTCTTGGTCGGGACCACCGTGAACATCGGCCTTTGCAATGCGACCTTTGTTGAACAAGCGCAGACAGGAGTTGCCTACGGTCTTGGTGTCGGCATCTACAGCAGATCCCAGGTCAGAACTCGTCCAGTAACTAACTTCTGGGTCCTGAAGTGTGGCATATATCTCAGCGTCTAGCTGCGGGGCTGTCCGCGCTGCTGGGACCGGGGCCATTAGGTCGTTCAGCATCTTCTCTTCAGTGTTCTGGGCAGCAGATACTCGAACCGCTCTCCACGGTGTCTCGGCGCGTTTGTCCTCGTAGTTTGGGATGGCGTTGGCGCAGACAATATCCCCGAAGTCTAGCTTCATCCGCTCAACCAGACGTGCGTTGAAGAACACAGTGTCCCCGTCCTCGTTCGATCCAAACGCACTGCCCGCCACAGTCACGTCCTCGATCATTACGTTCATTGCTTTAGTCTCGAATGCTTTGTTCATTTCCATTGTAATAGTCCTTTAAGTTGTTTCTTCTTCGTCTCTTGGCAGATCAAACCTGCTCTTGAGATTGCTGATGTGTTGAGTGTTGACACCAAAGATGTCCGCGATGTGCTTTAGTGTCAGGCCCTGCTTGATCAATCGGTTCGCGATCTTCGCTTGGTTGGACATCTTGTAGACCTTGGGCTTGTTGGGCTCTACTACGGGGCCCTCTGATCGTCCTCCCCGAGCCCCGTGGTGTCCGCCTTGAAGACCGACCTTGAAGTGAACGCTCGGCCCTCGAGCTAATGGATTAGTCTTCTTGTCCGTGATAATCTGCTTGATCCAAAGGGATCGGTACATGTCCTCGTACTTAACACGTTGGTCATGGGTCATATGTTCTTTCCTTTCTTTCGTAGATCACTGGTGAACTGGGTCAAATCTCTCATGGCGATCTGTAGTTCGTTGGCTATCGAGGGACGCGCATCCTTCCTGTAACGCTCGTCCTGTAACCTATCCACTTGGCTGCGCAGATATCTGAGTATCGCTTCATCCGCAGGGGATAGTGCTTTTTCTTCTCTGCTCACCATCGATCTCCAAACACCTTGCGGAATGCATCATCCAACATCTCGTCCATCTCTTTCGCTGTCATCGGTCGTCTCCTTGTTAAATAAAATGTTAATTGCGTTGAGCAGTCTGGTCTCCGCATCGTCCAGTGTCTTGTCAATGCGATCCACCGTGGCGAGGGCATAAGCCGTGTCCACCTTATTCATCTTCATGCCGCGCGATCCGCTGGTTTACTCCGAGGTTGAAGATCAACTCGCTCTTAAACGTCTTGATGTCATCGGCTTTGACGTACTCAACATCTGATACCTTGGCCGTTATCTTCGCCGTATTTTCCAACCAATCGTCTAGCCTATCAAGAACGTAGTGAATGCACACGCGATCATCACTCATCGGCGCACTCCTCACATACATAGGAGCCCTCGCCTCTGATCAGCGTAATCCACTCGCCGCAATTACACAGCCGCTCCATCTCACCGCTGCCGTTGCACATGTCACACTCCTCGACACGAGTATCGATGAATCCAACATCGCGGCTGGTGTTGTGCGGCATGTAGTGATCAGCCTCAACCTCACCCGCACCATTGCACTGCGGACAATCGTCCATGACAGGCGTCTCTTGCAGCCGCATGAACTCTTCTTTCATCTTGCCCATCACTTCCTCCCCGTAAGCATGGCCATCAGGCTACCCATACGATACCACGGCCTAACCACAGGCTTGGGTGTGCGCACAAATTTGCGCACAGGAAGGCCTAAGATAACAATGCGGTTGCTGATCGAGGACTTAGTGCGCCCCATGTGATCCGCAATCTGGTCGCTCGGGTACTTCTCAGCACGTAAATCCCGCAACAACGCATCGTCCTCCTTGGTCCAGTACTTGTATGTCCTACTCATCGATCTCTCCTCTCATCCATTTAATTTTACGAAGCAGGTCGGTCTTGTCCTTGGTCACTGCTTCTAGTTTCATAGTTAAACGCGCTATCTCATTGCGCTGCTTGTCGTTCTTAACCTGTAGTCGAGAACAGGTGGCGTTGACCTTGGCTAGTTTCTCCGCATCGGTCATAGCTTCTGTCCCCGCGCTTTGGGACGCACGGTCCAGCTAGAGGCCACATCAGTCGGCTGGCACTGGGCCATCGAGTCTGAGTACGCGGCCAAGATCGTTGGATATATCTCGTCCATTGCATTGGCGCAGGATGACTGATCCCGAAACGCAATCGTCGATTCAAAAGTCTGGGTTTCAAACGTGTATGTCAACACAAGTATATGCCAGTAAATCATGCGCTTTCCTTTGCTACTCTGTGCAGCACTCCAATCGCCGCGTTCTTTGTTACGTCGAAGTGTGCTCCTATCTCCTTGAACGTATACCCCTCTTCGCGCATCCATAGCGCCTCAAGGATATCATCGTCGGTCCACTTGCGACCATGCTCTCTTTCGTATTGTCCTTTAGGCATCACGCCTCCTCCTCGTGCTCTGGCACCCAGCTTTCGTTCTTGCCGTACTGGTACTCACCCTCGAACATCATCCCCTCGTCCTGATAGTCAGCCTCGACGTCTATGCCATGGGACTGTAGCGCATCCCAAACAGGAACAGGTGGAGACCACGCCGTCCAGCAGCGGAACGAGAACCACGCAACTTCCTCGGGGCCCTCCTCATCAGACACCTCCAGCGCATCTATGATCTCAACGTCAGCAACATCCCACTTCGTGCCCCAGTTCGCCACGCGCCAGTTGTAGCCAGTCATCCCAGCCGATTGGGCAAAAGGAATAGGCAACACAGCGTCACAGAAACGATTGTCGTCCAGATTGTGGTAAAGTTCGCGCACCAAGGCACTCGGTCCTATGATGTACACAGATTGATAACAGTGATTAGGCATTAGTTCTCTCCTTTGT